TCTGCTATTGTACCAGCGGTTGCTGCACCTAATACTCTATTATTAGTGCTTGTGTCTTGCATTTTAGCGTATGTAACATTGTCGTCTAATATTTTAGCGGTTGTTACTGCGTCATCTGCTATTACGTTTGTTGTTACTTTAGTTGTTGCCATATTTATTTATTTTATCCAAAAGCGTATGCGTTATAAGATACGCCTGATTTATTAAAATCTTCACTGTTACCATATATATCTAAATAATAGTTACCTGATGATGAATTAAAAGTTATATAGTTTGCAGTGCTATTTGCTTTTGCAGAATTACTATTCATTTCTAATGTATCATATCCATTCCAAGATGTCGTTCCTCCATTTGCTCTCCAAAAAGTTTTCCAATGCCTACCGCCTGGACCGTCTTTACTTTTTACAATACACATTTCAGGTACAAAAGAAAAATTACTACCATACAAACCGCTTGACCCATCGTTAAATGATTGACTACTATTATTTCCTGCCCATTGTATATTGTCGTTAGAAAACCCTGTTTTTTTTGCCCAAATATAAGCTATCATATTATCTCCGCCACCATTAGTTAAATTACTTGTTCCTAGAGGTAATGTAGTGCTAGTAAAAGCGTTACCATTCCAAAAAGCTGCATTTGTTTGTTCACCATCTGAAGTATTTAAATATAATGCTCTGTATGAACCTAAAGCTGCATCATTTTTAACACACCAATTAGCACTATCTGATAAATTTTTTACGATTGCAAAATCTGGTGTTGTTCCTAGTCCGTGACCGATTGTGGTGTTACTACCAGTGCCAGTCCATTTTACGATTGAAAAATTAGCAGTTGTATTTGCTTGTGTGTATGATGTAGTGCTTCCGTCAGTATTTGTTGTTAATACGCCACCTGTACCACGCCAACAAAATGCAACGTAATTAGACCCATTGCCATTTGTCATTCCACTTGTAGGTGGTACTGTGAAACCATCATAATCAAAAGTAAACGTAAAATTTCCTTCTGCATTTGCATTATTACTACTAGTGAATTTTCCAGGATTACTAGAATTAAACCAAGCCCAATCATCTTGTCCGCTAATATTTCGTATTGCTACAAGGTCGGGAGTAAAACCTAAACCAGTAATACTGTTACTAGAACCTGTGCCTGTATATTCAATAGCTCTAAAATTATTAGCTAATGTTGATGGCGGTTGATCCCCTGCTTCTTGTACAAATGCTCTTTTATTTAAACTCATAAATTATTACGTCTGCTTTTTTTGTCAAATTATTTATTGCTGTTTCGTGGTCGTTATGATTGTTCAATATAATTGCCCTAGCATCTTCTATTTCTTGAGGAACATCTATATTTCTATCTAATTTTCTTATATAATACCAATCTGTTTCAAACAACAAACCTTTTGTGCTACTATGTAGCTCGTTAATTCTTTTTTCTTTTAATTCACTTAACGATTCTGTCCAAGTTTTTGCTACGACCTGATAATAATATTTATTATCTTCTAAATATAAATCGCCTTTTTCTTCAATCCTTTCATCTATTTGTGGATCTACTACTTCGTAAAAACCCTCTTCTTCTAACACTTCTACAGGCGAACTTGCGAACCCACCCATATAGTGTTTTTTACCATTCCAAGTTGATGGTAAAGTGCTAAATAATTCTATTTTTCCGTTTATTTCTTTTGCTCTCATATTATTATGGTGTTGGGTCACTTGCGTAAGTTCCTATCGAATACATATATACTGGATTAGCTGAATCATTTGTACATATTATTTGTATTAAATTATTTGAGCTACCGTCGTAATCAGTAGAACCTACTTTATTAAATGTTGCGTTAGTTTGACTAAATGTTATTGTATAGTTACCTGTTAAAATTAAATCTATAACCTGTCCTTGTTTTGCATTACTAAATGTAAATGTTGCATTACCACTAGCAGTTGCTGTAAATGTTGTTGCTGCACTAAAATCTAATGCGAAAGATGTACCACTACCCAAAGCAGATAATGCGGTATATCTATTTTCTAATTTATCGTGTGTAATATTATTGTCAGCTACCATTGCAGTTGCTACGCTTCCTGTATCTCCAGTTCCTACTAAATTACCTGATGCAGTTGGTAACACTAATACTGCTGAACTTGATGCACTATGCGGTGCTGCTTTTACAGTTTGATAATGTGCATTACTTACTTCACAATAAAATCTCATTTCTGCCACATTACCTGTGTTTGATCTAACTTGAATAGAACCGTCATTAATCGTTACCCCACCGCTTGATCCATTACCACCTATTGTAAATGCATTTGGCGTTGAAGATGATAAACTAGCGGTTACATTACCTGTTGATGCACTTGCAGTAATACCGTCACCACCTGTCAATGATTGTACAACGTTACTCACGTTTATAGAAACTAAATGCATTACTTCAATACTTGTACCATTAGGCACATTAGTGTCAAAAGTTAATGTTGTTCCTGATACTGTATATGAACTATGTAATTGATAAACACCGTCAAAGTAAACTAATAATTCATTTTCTGAACTAGCTGAGTTGCTTAATGTATATGCTGCGGTACTACCATTTCCGGTAAAAGTATCAATAGCGATAGTGTTTGTTCCTGCACTCGCAGCTATCGTTAGCGTATCAGTAGCAGCGTTAGTCGTTAAAGTAACGTTAGAACCTGCAGCGATTGTTAATGTATCGTTAGTGCTATCAGCAGCAATTGTTGTTTGACCTGAAACTGCAATATTACCAAAAGCATTATCACCAGTGGCAGTATTTGCTATTGTTATCGCACCGTCAGCATTTGTAATACCAATACCTGTACCTGCAGTTAATGTAGCATTTTCAAAGTAAGAATTTGAATTATCGTAAATTAATAAATGCCCAGCTGCTGGTGTAGATAAATTAACGTCAGTAAGATTATTTAACCCTGCGTTTAAACTGAAAGTTGTAGAACTTAAAGTTAAACCAGTACCAGCTGAATATGTAGTATCTGTTGAAGCAAATGTTATTGTATCGCTTGAATCATTAGTCGTTATCGTTACATTACTTCCTTCTGCTAATGTAAGCGTATCAGTTGCACTATCAGCGACTACACTATTTTGACCAGATACTGCTATCGTTTTAAAACTATCTGTTTGTGTATCAGTTGCCGCAATAGTAATTGAACCATCAGCGTTAGTTATTGAAACATTACTTCCTGCTGTAAGAGTAGCGTTTTCAAAATAACTGTTAGTATTGTCATAAATTAAAATATGTCCTGCAGCAGGTGATGTTAGGTTTACATCTGTTAAATTATTTAAACCTGAATCTAAACTAAAAGTCGTACCGGCTAAAGCTAAACCTGTTCCAGCACTGTATGTTGTATTTGTATCTGTAGCAGCTATTGTCAAAGTATCCGTTCCCGCATTTGTAGTAAGTGTAACATTACTACCAGCTGCCATAGTTAATGTATCAGTCGAACTATCTGCTACAATATCAGATTGACCGCTTACTGAAATAGTTTTAAATGAATCAGTTTGAGTGTCAGTCGCTGCTATCGTAAAATTTGGATATGTTCCGCTTACAGTTACATTAGACCCACCTGTTAAAGCAACAGTCTGATCAGGTGCTGAATTAGTTATAGTAAAGTTCGGGTATGTACCACTCGCAGTAATACCTGTACCTCCAGTTATTGCTACAGTTTGATCAGGGCTTGTATTAGCTATCGTAAGCGTCCCTCCAGCGTCATCATAAGTTTTTGATATACCTGTACCGGCTTGTATTAATGTGTTCGCTTGATCGTCTACACGCTCTGCAGTGTAATAAAGATTTGAACTTCCCTCGCTTACAGAATCTGTATCGAAACTTATATTAGCACTTCCATCAAAAGATGTACCATTAATTGTTCTTGGTGTTGCAAGTGTAGCTGCAGTAGATGCAGCGATCCCTAAACCATCAACATATGTTTTAGTTATGTGGGCTTGTACTTCTGAGGTACTTGGACCAGTATATGTTATAACTCCACTTGAATTGTTATAAGCAAGAGAACCATCACCACCGGCATCAGTAACACTAATCAATGTTCTTACATCTGAATCCGAAGGACCTGTGTACGTGAAAACACCACTTCCGTTATTGTAACTAAAACTCCCGAGACCGCCTGCATCTGTAGCAGATAAATCTGTTAAGGCAATACCCCCACCACCGCCAGTTGCGGCAATAGTAAAGTTAGGATAAGTACCTGATACTGTAACATTGCTTCCGGCAGTTAAACTTACTGTTTGATCTGGAGCAGTGTTTGTTATTGTTAATGTACCACCTGCATCATCATACGTTTTACTTATACCGGTTCCTGCTTGGATTAGCGTGTTAGCTTGGTCATCTACTCTTTCTGCGGTATAATATAAAAAACTTGCATTTTCTGTTATGTTAGATGTGTCTAGTGAAATATTTGCAGTTCCATCGAATGATACTCCTGCGATAGTTCTTGCAGTTTCTAAAGCAGTTGCAGTTGCAGCATTACCTGTTGTTGAACCTGAACTTCCGCTTACATTTCCGGTAACATTACCTGTTACGTTTCCGGTGATATTACCTGTTACATTACCTGTGATTGTTCCAGATGCTGTTATTGTACCAACTGAAATATTTGGTGTACCTGTTAAATTTGATGCTAGTGATGCAGTTCCTGTTACGTTACCAGTTAATGGTCCACTGAAAGCATTAGCAGTTATAGTACCGGTAGCAGTTAAATCACCACCTGTGTTCATACTTAATCCACTGCTATTTCCATCACCGTCAGTTATTGATTGTAAAGATGAAGCTAATGTGCCATTATCGCCAACTTTTATTAACGATGTATATGTACTGCTTATCGAATTACCTGTTAGACTTGCCATTGTTTAATTTTTTTTTAAAATATTTTTTCAATTTTATAATATTTACTTTTTTTACTTTATATCTTTTCATAAGACCCACCCATTAAATAAATTATCTTTGTCTGGATAAACATCTTCATTTACGTTTGTATTATACTCTGGAAAATGTGTTGAATTAAAACTTAAATAATCAATCATTCTCCTAATATAATATTCTGCAAACTCTCTTTCTTTGTTTACCAAATAATCTACTTCTGTTTTTGTAACACTTTCAGCGTTTTCGCTTATGTGTTTAAATACACCTGCGTTTTTTACTTGGTATGCAGCAAATGGTAAATAATCCATCATAGCAAAATGTATTAACGCTGGTTGTACATAACTATTAACAAGAGTCAAATAGTGACCTGCTAAATTATTATTGGTTATTTTTGTTTCTAATGCCTGATATAATTTTGTTCCTAAAAAATTTTGTATATGTATTTCTTGGGCTATCTTCATATAAGGCAATAATTTATCTACATCAACGTTGCCGTCAATTATAGTATTCTTTTTTAATGTACTTACTTTTATAAATAATACTTGTGCCATTATTAAAATGCTTTACCTTTCGGTGTTGTAAAATCTTTTTCCTTTATAAACCCTCTGTTTTTTTGATCCCTTGTTCTTTGTGCAACTTTTTTTTCATTCGTTTCCGGTGTAAAACCCTCTCTTCTTGCTTGGTTAACACTTATTTCTGATCTTGGGTTTTTAGCGTCAGGTGTTACAGTTTTAGCCATATAAACTCTACGTTCCCAAAAATGTCTACACGATCCCCCACCTTTATATAACCATATATCATATGTATTTGCACCTCCTTCGCCCCATCCTGGATTAACAGCTACTGAACTCATAGCCATTATATCTTCTTTACGATATATTTTGTTAGCTTGTACCATTTCTTTACAAAACTCTCTTGACTCATCATCAAATTTATTAGGTGCATATGCATACCTTACTTTAAATTTATACCCTTTGTCATTTGTACCGTCTTGAGAACTTTTAGCGTTAGACCTTGCAGTCCCTTGACTTACATCAGATAACATTAATTTAGCATTAAGTTCATCGTCTTTGTCATAATCTACCGGTGCTGATTCAATCATATCCCAATCTTCTAAATTTTCATCTTCCCCTAATTCTATAAATGATTGAAGCTCAGTCTTTTGTGTAGATAGTTCTTCTTTTTCCTCGCTTTCTACACCTGTTTCTTCTTCTCTAGTTTCTTCATCTACTTCATTATTTGTTAAATCTGTAAATTCAAGAGGTTGTAGTGTAACGAAATATGCGTTTAAAGCAATATCATTAAACGTAAGTATTTGTTCAATAGCGTCAAGGATATATTCTTGTTGTACCCTTATTACCATATTGTCAAATAAAATACTTGCTTTTTCTAATTCATCAGCGTTGTTACCTAAACCTGTTGCATCTTTGATACCTAACAATAAAGGTGATACAACTCTGTGACCTACCATAATTTTTTTTGTAGCTTCGTCTGATAAAAATTGATATTGATTGTGAGCGTCAGATAATTGAACTGGATCTATAGTAGCAGCACTTTCTGAATTATCGTTAAATGCTAATATAAATTTACCTGCATTACTGCTTCCGCTGAACTTATCATATATACGTCTTTCGATTAATTCTCTTGATTCTTCATCTGGCGTACCATTGTTAAAATTAATTAACATACTTGGAGCCATTCCGTTCTGTATGTTGTTGATATGGTAATTAGCAACTTCTGCTTCAAGTTCACAATATGGTAAAGCACCTTGATATGTTACAGGTGTATAATAAAAATATCCTGCTCTATATGGTTTAATACATAGTATCTCAATTGCACTGTTAGTGCTTTTACCGAAAGCTGGTATGCGTGTTAATTTATCTCTTGATGTATATTTAGACCAATCGTGAAAATAATAGTATGCTTTTATATCTCCTTTTCTATCTGCTTTTTCTGCACGTAAAGTTTGTACTGGAAAATGTTCTACCTTTACTATTTTACTTCTATCTATGTTATAATAAACTTGAAACGTTGCTTGACCTAATAAATAAAAATCAGCACAGATTTTTTTCATATCTTCTTTTTTAAATAAAGAAATCATCTCTGCATATTCCATAGGTTTTTTATTGCTATTTGTAGCATTTAAACCTTTTCCGTAAATCATTTCTGTTATACCATTTATTATGGCATTGTTAGTAGGGCTACCTTGATATTGATCAATCAAGTATTGGTAATAATTATTATCCTCACCATACATAACAAATTTATTTCTTTTATCTTCTGTTATTTTTGGTGCTGTATATGTGCTTAAATTAACTACTCTTATATTGCTCATTAGCTTATTATTAAATAATCGTCATCTGGGTAAGATGTTGTTTCTGTATATTCACCGCTATTAATATCATAATAACTGTCGTTTAGTTGGTCAATAGTTTGATCGGTACAAAATATTTTATCTTTATATATTACATTTTCACTTGAAACAATGTTTTCCCAATTATCAGTTACAAGTTGCCATTGAGTTGTTAGTGTATTCCATAATTGACCTTGACCTTTTATAATATTTAAATCATAAAATCTTCCTTCAACTAAAGCAAATGCATTTGTGATAGACGCATTATCGTTACTTTTAGTTAATGTTAATGTATTGACAGTTGTAGTTGCATTCGTACTATTATCTCTTAATGTCATCTTAACTGTAGATGGATATTCTCTTGGTAAAAAAGATAATGTTTGATTGCTTGTGCTAGTTGTCAATATTTTCATATATATATAATAAAAAAAAAAGAGTTTTTTATAAAATAAAAAAGGGATAGTTTACACTACCCCTTTAATAAACACACAAAAACAAATTTTAAGATGTCGGATCTATTTGAGTTGCACTCTGTAGAGCAGTTACTACCGAACCTGTAATAAACAGAGGTGGTATTGCTTCTGTAGCAGTGAACGTCAACGTGAATCCACTTAAATCAGTATATGCTGCACCGGAGACTATCGTACCCGCAGTCACCTCAGCACCCTGATGAAACCCAACCATCATTGAGTTTGAGGATTCGTTATTGTCTTCTACCACAACGTGTGGTCTTGCAGCTGCTAGAAGTTTAATTTCTTCTTGCGTAGCCACGTCTAAATGTGTAAATGTTAATTCTAGAGTTGATTCATATACTGTCGTACCTGTGTCTCTAGAACTAATTATGTTAGTTGTTAATGAACTCGTCGCACCTTTTAAATCATATTTATAGAAAGTTGGAGTCCCAGATAATGCTGAAATATTTCCTCCCGAAATAGTTGCAGTACCTAGAGTTCCGAACGCAGCAAAGCTAACAGTTCTTAAACCTCCTACTGATTGTTTACAAGGTAACTTACGTCCAGTTGTTAATGCACAAGCCATAGTATATATATTTTAAAGTTAAACATTAAGAGTACAGTACAATGTCTGAACCAATTCCGTGCTGGATTCCAGCAGTAAACCTCATAACGACTCTTACGTTTTGAGATCCGTCGATATCTGCCATATCAATTACTTTTACTTCGTTCTGATCTGCCATTAGACCTGTTCCGAAAAATAGATTTGATTTTTCTGCAGCAATCATTGTATCACTTGCTAAACCTGGAGCGTGTACTATTTCTAGACCGTCAAAAGATAAAGCGTTACCCATATTGTACCATTGATTTCCTTGGTCGTTAGTACCTGCAGCACCTAAACCATTAGCACCGAATCCACCCAAACTTCTGATGTAATTCCTGTGAATATTTGAAGGAACATAGATTACTAAATCTTCGTTACCATACACTGCAGATGGGATAGCGTCAGCTACTTTTCCTATTTCTGCTGCAACGTTAGCTGATGTACTTGCTTGACCAGCTACATCGACCACGTCAGCGTCTGCTAATAAAGTTGTTTTAAATCCATCGAACTCTCCTGCATTAGCGTTAGTTCCATTCCATATATTTTGTTCCATTTTTTGAGAAACTTTATCTGCTACGTGAGCAATTAAAAAGTCACTGAAAGATGGAGGTAGATTATCAAAAGCAGAGAATCCCATTTGTACTGCTTCCCAATCTGATCTGAAATCTTTTTTACAAAGTTGTAAGTTTACTTGAAACTCCTCAGGTTGTAAAATTCTTTCTGTTAAAGTAAGTGTTGAAGTTGGATCAAAGTCACAAGTCGCATCTTTAACGATACCATTTGTAGAAACTTTTTTCATAACTTGCTTGAACTTTACGTTAGGAACCACAGTTAGGTTTCCTTCTGCTAAAGTTTTACCACTTAAAAGTGCTGCCGAGATGTATTTACCTGCAAACTCTCCAGCATATGTAGTTGTTAAATTATTAGTTGTTGCCATTTTTTAAATTATTATTATTATTAAAGTTCTCCTACTGTTATTGATGAAGCTGCGTTCCCATTACCTGATAAGTAAAAGTTAGTCCCATCACTTGAAATCTCAACGTGATCACCAATGCTTTCAGCACCGTCTTCAAATGTTACTTGATCTACTGCGTCAGCTTCTACGATTGCTCCGTTTACAATTACACCGCCATTTAAAATATCTCTATTGTCAGCAGGTGTTTGTATAACACAGTCAGTTGTAAATGCAGCTGCTACAATAAACTTAACACTAAAACCTGCAAAAGGAGCAGGAAGTGTTACAGTGTAACCTGTGCCATTTATTAAATATGTTTTACCTGAATCAGCAGCAGTTAATGTTGTTGCAGCCGATAACGTTTCTTGTTTAGAAAAAATTCTAGTAACGTCATTTGATATAGTTGTTGCCATTTTTATTATTGATTATTAGTTATTGCTTGTAATACTCTACTATATGTAGTGTTTTGTTTAGAATTTACAGAAAATCTAGCACCTAGTTTTGTCGGCTCTGCTTCTGGTGAGTGTTTGATACCCTCTGCTGCAGGTTTAGATAAAACTTCTTGTTTTGCCATCTCTTCTTTTTCTTCTTTTTTGTCCATCATTTTTTCAACGACTTCTTTTAATTGATTCTTGACTTCTTCAACTGCTTCTGCTAAAGCTGTCATTTCCTCTTTAGTAGCATACGCCATTTCTTTTTTTTCTTCTTCTTTTGGCGTCTCTTCTAAATTAGTGTCCTGAACTTCGTCAGTCACTTCTTCTTGATTTTTGATATCTTCTATCATTCCTTCTGTTTTAACGATTAATATTCTATTATCTTCGAGTTCGTATTCGCCAACCGGCATAGGTACTTTCTCGTCCTCTGTCTGAATAAATATTTCCTCACCTGCTTCAAATTTTTCGGCAGTTAAGGTTGTACCATTTTCGAGAGTTAATTCTTCCAAAGACACAGCTTCGGCTTTCACTTCAAGATTGCTAGGGTCAACACCTAACAAGATCTTGACTTTAGATAAAATCTCTGTAGCATTCATATATATATAATAAATACTAAGAAAATATTTATATTTTTGGTTTGGGTAATTTACACTCTGCCTATTCCTTGAGCTTGTAGTGAGCCATCACAACATTTTTGATGATAAGTATTATCAGGGCATAAGCAACCTCTCCTAGAACTTTTGGGTGATGACCGGCTAGGTGTTTTATAATAATTATTTTTTTTACGCATTCTTACAAATACAATATATACAATTACACATAGTTTTATTTTTTATTTGATTTAGGATGTCCTTTTGGTAATAAATCATTATCACCTTTATACTTCGCATTTTGAGGTCTTCCGTTTTTTACTAAATACAAATATGCATTAACTCTAGCCAACGCCCATTGTTTAGCACTTGTAACTCTAGGACTATGCCCTACGTTGAAAGCACCCAACCCTCGTTGAAATACAGTCTTTAGTTGGCCAATAGTTACGCCATACCCTAACTTCTTTTTATATCTTTCGTTAAACTCGTCAGACTTTTTTTGTAAAGTACCCTCTGTTTGTTTATCTACTTTAGCACCTCTGCTCGTTCTAGCGTTTCCTTTTGCGGTGCCTTTACCTTTAGGATTGGTATTTCTTTTCGTACTTCCAGGTGCTTTAGGTGAGCGTCTAATACCACCTCTTGGTCCAACTTCTGCCATTTCTTGTGCAGTAGCTTTCACACATTTGTGTTTTTGATAATCTTTTTTATATCCCGGAGGACACTTATATTTTTTTTTTAAATCTGTTTCGTGTTTTTCACAGGGCATATACCAACTTTTTCCTTCTACTTCGTGTATATGGTGACCGGAACAGCCTATGTTCTTTGCTATCTCTTCCGCTTTTTCTTTAGTAGAATATGCAAGACGATCGTCAATGATAGCGTAATCTTCATTTATAATTTCTGTATATAAGTTTAATTTATTTATTTTACTTTCAGCCCAATTTTTAGCAGACTTACCACCCCATAATAAATATGATATCGTGCCACACGCTTCTGGATCGCTTGGGTCATAAAACGCTTCTGCCCTAGACAGATAAGAATACATTCTTTTTATAGTGTCAGTACTTACTTTTTCCCCTTGTGCTAATTGTTGAGCTCTAATTTTACCAACATCTGTAGCACATTTATTATTTACTTTCTTATTTAATTCAATACCTCTTTTAGCATTATTAGAAACTGCGTCAGGATAATCATTATAACTTTCTAAAGTAACATATTGGCCTGTTAAAACATCTTTAATATTTGATAATAAATATTCTGCTTCTTCTTGCTCGATAGCAGATAATGTATCTTTTTTAGTTTCTGACTTGTCTTGAAAATATCCTTCTATAGAAAAACCTTTTACTCTACCTGTTTCTACGAACTCGTTCCATATTTTATCAGATGTAACTTTTACCGCTCCTACCCAAGTTCCTACCGGATAACTCAAACCATAAAAAGCTGATTTATCTTTTTCACTATCTTCTACAATCCAACTTTCTACTAATGACAAACCTTTTAATTTCATTTGATGTTCAAGGGTTGCTTGATTTTGATTACCCTCCATTAAGTATAATTCACTTGCTTTTCTTACAGTGTCTTTAGAAAAATATATATAATAATCTCCATCACCGCTAGTTCTTAAAATTGGTTTATTAGGGATAAGCAATGCACCTAATAATATTTTTTTCTTTTCGTCTACTTCTGCAAGTTTGTATTCTTGTTTGTTATTTAATGCAATAAAATCTTCTTCAATAGCAGGTCTTTCTACAATTGATATTGCTTCAATACCAGAATATTCTTGGTCTTCATCTAAAATAAGTTCGACTATTCTCATAATAATATAATATTTAATTTATCGTTTTTTTTATATTCCGCTTTCATTTATAATATTTCTATCTAATTGTTGTGCTGATGTAACATCGCCTGATACTACAAATGCTTTTACTGGTTGACGGTTGTTTAGTGAGTTAGCTAATTGATTAATAGGTGATGCACCTACAACGTTAAAGTCTGGCACGTTAGCTTCTATGTTTTCTATTTGACCGCCTACACCTGAAACTGCTGCTGCACCTGGACTTCCTTCGCTTCCGGGAACTTTAGTAGCAACTATTTTTTTAACATTAGCTAAACCTGTTGCAATTACTCCAGCTGCTGCTACCGCACCAAATATACCACCTTGAGCAAGTGCTTTTGTTGCACCTTGATATGTGTTTATAATTGATTGTGCTACTGCTACTGCTTTGCCGGCAGCTGATTCTTGACCTAACAATGAACTTACACCAGATAACGCTTCTGATACAATAGCAACCTTTGCTTCTTCTTCTTGTTTTTTTATACTCTTACTTATATTAGCAAAGTTTTCTTGAGCAGCTAGTTTTTCTTTTTCAGCGTTTTCAAATTCAATAGTTCCTTCTTTAAATATTTTTTTTGTATTCTCAAATTGTTCTAATGCTATTTTTTGTTGTTCCTCAGCAACTTGACGTTCTAAATCTAATCTATCAAGGATACCGTCTTCTATAGCTAATTGACCCTCAAGAGTTCTTAACCTAGCGTCGCTTTCTGATTGAGATACTGCATTTGTTAAATCTAATTTTTCTTTTAATAAACTTGTTTCGTTTGTTAATTGTTCTGATCTTAGCCCACCGATACGTTCTTCTATTTCAAGAACCGCAGCCTGTGCTCTTATAACTTCGGTTTGTAAGTCAATATTGCTTTCGTTATTAGCAAGTGCTGCTTCTGCAGCTAAAAGTTGTACTTCTGCTAATTCTTTTTCTTGTTTTATACCCTCTTCTAATATTTTACCAAGTTCAGCGTTAGCTGTAATCCTAGCTTCAATATCTTTACTTACATCATCACGGATTTGCCTTTGTTCTTCTGCAGCTTTTAAATTTGCTAATCTTAATTTTTCTTGTTCAGCAGCTGCTAATTTTGCAGCGTTTGCTAGATCTACTTCTGCTTTAGCGTTGTCAATAGCTTCCGTTGTAACTTCTTTAATAGTATTTGCAACTTTCTTCAATACTTTACGAGTGTTCTCAGATTCTTCGGCATTACCAACTATAACTTCGCCTAAATTTTTAAATGCTTCTCCTGCTTCTTCTGCAGCTCCTTCAAAATCCAATTTAAAAACTTTAACCAACGCTTTACCTAAACCACCTATTCCTTGAATTAAATTTTTAACTCTTGTGATTAAACCAACAAAAAAGTTTTCTACACCCTCAAATGTGTCTGATGATAAGAATTCTTTTACTGGACCTACTGCTTTGTCAAAGTTATTTATTAGGAAATTTACGAAGTCATTAAATATATTTGATATGGCGCCAAATGCTACTGCGAACGCATCTGCTACAACTTGGTTCTGGCTTAATACTGATTTAAAAGTATTAAATGCTTCAAGAACTAAACCTACACCAAGGGTTTTAATTGCAAGACCTAAACCGCTAAAACCTTTTTTTACTGTATCTACCGCACCTTTTAAACCTTTAAATCCTTTTTTTGTATTATCAGCAGTTTGTTTAGCACTTTTTTCTACCTCTTGAATAGATTCTTTTAGTTCAGCAAACTGTTCTCTAATATCTCTTACGTCATCTTCAAGACCTTTTACGTTAGCTTCTAATTCTATTGTTTTTTTGACTGCCATTTAAGTTCTTGTTTAAATTGTTTATAGACTTCTGTAAAGCTACTAGGTAATTTATTTTTTCCTTTAGCGATTTTTATATTTTCAGTACTTGCGTCTGAGTATTTTAATAATGTTATAATTTCATTAAGCATCTATATATATAATAGTTTATTTATATTTTTTTATGGACAAGTTAAAGCGTTGTTGTTATAATCATAGTAAGTTAATTGAAAAATTCCTGATGTACTTACTTGTCCTACATACACAGAACTTCCTAAGTCAAGCCATAAATTATACCCTGATACAAAATGTTGCCTTTTTGCTTTTACTATATATTGTGTCGGTGTTAAATATTGTGGGTACCCCTGGATTCCTGCTCCAGTAAACGCAGTTGTTAAGGTCGTATCTGTATAAAGCTGAGCACCATTATATGAACCTGTATAGTATCCATAAACTGTACCAAACGATGACGAACACGCTGCTGATGTAGTGGTGTATGATGTTGTTGGGTAACCTGAACTGAATACTAATCTACGAATACTTGTTGAACAAGCAGTTTCATTCGTGAGTGTACCATTATTACTTGTTACAGTGTAAACTTTGTTGTTAAGTGAATAAAGACCATTAGGTGCTAAATTTGTAAGTCCGTTATTTGTATATACAACTAAATTATTCGCAAACGCATTACCTAAGCCAGAGGAATATAAAGTTTGAATATATGCATTACTAGCACAAGCTAAAAAAGCATCACTCGCATGGTACCTTACAGAAGAATGTGTTGTATAATTTATTGCTGCACTTGTAGTAACAGTTTCATAACTCGATGATACACCCTTGGTAGAACTGTATGTGTTTGTAGCAGTACCCCAATAATAATAATTTGTACTGCCTGTTAAACCTGTAAAATTATAACTGTTATTTCCTATGTTATTTGGTGCTGGTGATACGTCATAATGTGTATTGTTGGTAGGGCTAGAATTATCTGTTCCCATATAAAAACCTGCACCATTAATTGTTTGCCCACCATCTGCTGTTATTTGTAGGTTTGCTGTGAATGAAGTTTCAGCAACGTTTGACTCTGCTAAAGTATTGACTGTTGGCACTGATGGTGCGTTGTTTGTATTTACTAAAATGGTTGTACCTACACCCTCTCCGTGTTGATTTATAGCGTAGGCAGTTACATAATAATTAGTATTTGCAGAAAGACCTGTCTGATTAGCTGAAAAACCTCCAACTGATGTACCACCCTCTGCAGTTTTTGTGTTACTGGCATAAGATACATTTGTACCTACATAAAAACCTCTTGAACTTATTGTACCATTAGCAACGTTTACACTACCATTAGCAGTAAAAGAACTATATGTAACATTTGTAGCTGAATTAGTTGTTACAGTTGGTGGTAATGTCGGGCAAGGTTGATAACCTGACACATATCCATTTGCATCTATAGCTGCGTAGTAACTTCCTGGGAAAGCGTAGTTGTTTCCTGATCCAGAAAAAGCAGTAGATAATCCAGAGTTTGTATATAATCTAGTTCCGTTACCTAATGTTCCTGAATAATATAATGTGTTATTTAAAGTGTACCCACAAGCTGTGTTAGGTGTAGCACTGCTACTTGTTGAGATTGTAATACTTACTGCAGTGGCACCGGTAGCTGCAACTGTTTCTCTACCATTTAATAATTCTAATGTAGATTCACCAGTTTGTAAATTTGTATTTATTGAATTTATTCTGTATGTTAAATCACCTATCTGTACTTCGTCAGCTAAAGAGTACTGTTGTAAAAATTTTAATGGTAATACCGCTTTTATTTTTGTTAATCTTTCATTAAACCTAAATACATTAACTACATAGGATTGATAATATTTATAATATAAACTGTCAATATAATCATCACCATTTGTCCACTCGTTAATTTCTTGATTAAAATGTATAGTTTCTGGGTAACCTGCTCCACTACTTTGAACTGTCGGTGAGTTACTTGGTATCCAATATTCTGTTATCGTTTGTTCTGCATCTGAAGATCCGTTATCATATCCGCTAATTTCTGTAATTAAATTAATTCCGTCTGCAGTCACGCCTAGATCAGAACTATGTATTGGGTAAAATAAAACAGGTTTACCAAGATATGGTTCTTGCTTGTCGTCTAGTAAATGCCCTACTTGAATATTTTTTGTTGTTGAGCCGTCAACTAATCTTTCAAACTT